TTATTTTCTTTTGCGAACTCTTCTAATCCCTTATACCATTCAACTGCAGGAACATCTAATATTTCTTCTGTTGTGGTTATATTGTGAGATCTCCAATGCCTATCATTTACAAAAACATCTACTCCATAGTGTGTATATTCCTTGTTACAAGTTGAGAGATGTTTAAAAGTAGGTCCTCTCAAGACTCCAAGCTCTACACCGCTTTTCCAGTTATTCGTTTTTATTTGTTGTTCTAACCAATATTTTCGGTTCATTGTATTTTAAAATCCTTAAATCTTTGGTTCACTTCAGTTTTATCAAAAGCTGGTACATCTTGAACTAAACCTGCATCAGGATTGTCCATATCAAATAGTCTCATCCGAGATCTATCAACACCTATAACAAATCTTTTGTTTTGACTCGGATCGTTGTATCTATTCTTTAATTGCTTGACCATTATTTGGCCATTCTGTTCGAGTTCTTCGTTTGATATAAGTGCGAACATGAGATCTGCGGTAGCGGGTAATCCAAAAGACTCGCTCGTGTCTTCAAGCCCAACATCCGAATTACTAAAACCCGAACGAGTCGTTTGTGTTGCAGAGAAGATCGGTACGTTAAATTCCACCGCGAGGCCTCGTATCTCTTCAGCAATTGCCTTAATGTAGGAATATGAGTTGATTGCACCGCCCATACCTTTCATTCTACTAGATGCGCAGATATTAAGATAATCAATAAAAATAATATCAGGCACAAAATTACGTTTTAGATTAAGTTCGTTTAGCAAAGCCCTAAAGTGATTCGTATGAGCTTGGCCAGTAGGGTATTCTTTAATAATAAGTTTGCCATTAGTTTTTAGATTAGATACACCTTTTACGAGCTGTTCTTTAGATAAGAATTCAAGTTGATCGATAGGTTCATCAAGTAGATTAGCATCAATACGTTCAGCGATTCTTTCTTCGCTCATTTCCATAGTTATGTATAATACGTTTTTACCAGCAGTTAAAGCAGCTGCACCAACATGACACATAAACAAAGACTTACCGACACCAGTACCAGCGAGAGCAATGTTAAGAGTTTTATTAGGAATACCTCCCTTTGTAATTTGGTTGAATTTCTCCAAATCAAAGGCCAAGCGTTCTTCTTGTTCATGATAGAAATCGTATCGTTCTTCGACATTCTCGATGTAGTCGTGCCCGATATTGGTATCGAAGCTGACCGAGAGTGCTTTTGTAAGTATGTCAGGGAGCGAGTTCTTGGTAAGCGTGGAATGTTTGCCATCAATAATACTTATGCTTTCCATAATTGCGTTATATACAGCACGATCTTGACACCATTTCTCAGTAGTATCCATAAGCCATTTATTATCGATATCGTCATTAGCAAAAATCTGTGGAATGATTTCTACTGCATGCTGGTATTGTTCATCGTTGAATTTATCAGACTGATCCACTTCAATCTTAAATGATTCAGCCGTAGGTAGATTATTATACTTAGCAACGTACTTAGCAATCTCTTTAAAGAGAATCCTATATACGCCTTCAAAATATTCGGGTTTAATAAAAGGCAACGTCTTACGCATGAAATGCTCATTAGTAAGAACGTTGCGAATCACGGTTTGTTCAATATTTGTATTCAAGCTGTTGTCTCTTTTTCAAGGATATTAGTTAATATTGATTTTAATACTTCACCAGAAGCTTCTTGTAGTTCCATGTTTTCTACGGTGATAGTATCGTCTGGAGTATATTCTACTTCAATATTAAAAGAAAGTAAATCAGAATCTTCCTTTATTTCTAATTTTCCGAAAGAAATTACTGTTTCAATAAACGGCCCTTTCAGAAATCTAATATTCCAGCTTTCTTTATCTCCAGGAATTAATTCATAATCTTGATTTTCAATCATCACTCTTCCTCTACAATAGAATCCATCTCTACTTCTGACTGATAGCCAATGCTATATTGCTTTTTAATAAATTCTGCAAAGTTTGAATGTTGAAAGATAGGATCCCAGAAATGTTTTTCTTGAGTAGTAGCAAATCTAACTTTAGATAATACTTCGCCTGAATTCTGATCAACTGGCGCATACCAACCATTCGCAGGTTTTGTAACATATCCACCTGCAAGAGCAACCTCAAGCAAGCCACTATGTGATGCTACGCCTCCATCCCAAGTCACGCTGATAGGAATTTTAGATTTCTCTTTTACATAACGAGATTTCTCTACATTGATTACAAAGTTATAACCAATAATGTCTGTACCCTTTTTCTCTTGCTGACGACCAATAATCCAAATATTATCGGCTGAATAATAGATGCCAGTGCCACCACCAACTATTGCCTTTGGAAACAAACCAATTTCCATGTAGGTATGATTTACTGCAAGCAATGGAATATCTTTCATCGTCAGATATGGAGTAGTCATACGAAACAAACCCTTTAAGGCTTTAGCACGAGACATATCTGCTACACTCTTTTCATTAAGAGCATCTTCCATTTCTTTCTTAGATGCCAAGTTACCAATAGAATCAATAACAATAATAACTCTATCACCTCGATCTAAGTTTTCAAGTTGACCTACTAAATCGAATTTGAGCTCTTCTACGTTTACGATTGGCGTATGAAGAACTCGATCAGTATCAATATTAAATTGTTGGAAATATGATTGTGGTGAACCGAACTCAGAATCATAAAATAGCATAACAGCGTCTGGATATTTCTTCATATAAGAAGCTGCCATCAATAACGCGAATGAAGTTTTAAAGTGTTTAGACGGACCAGCAAGGACTGTCATACCAGGAGTAAGTCCGCCATCTACTGAACCTGATAATGCCACATTAATCATAGGCACATCTGTTTGCACCATATCTTTTTCTGCAAAGAATTTCGAATCAGATAAAACTTCTGTAGTTTTGATTTTACTGTTTTTCTTCAGCTTGTCCATAATTGACATTTTGTTCTCTTTCTCTTTCGTCTAATTCATACATAGCTCTGTATTCATTGTTAATTCTAACACATTCGCCAAGTAATGTAAACCCTTTATCATGATTAAATAATGCGCTAGTATCCTTTGGAAAGCAAGCGCCGCCATATCCACGTTTACCATCTAATCCAGGTACTGCAGAATGCGAAGGCCCTATTCTAGAATCTGAAGTAATAGCATTTACAATTTTATTGTAAGAGGCTCCGCCGTTTTCGATTACGTCATAAAATTGATTAAAGAATAATACTTTCATAGCTAAGAAAGAATTAATTCCATATTTAACGTAGCTGGCATCTACTGCTGACATTCGATGAACTGGACAAGGCCTACACAGACTATGCTCTTTATAGTAGAATTCTAAGTCATCAATAACTCCATTGTTTCCGCCAAAAATGTGCATGCCAGGATTAATAAAATCATCGATAGCATTTTTCTCAGTGAGGAACTCAGGATTGTAAATAATTCTATTCCCGCCTGATCCTTTAATAAGGCTTTTTATAATATCAGGCGTTACAGTAGATTTGATAACAATAATACCCGACATTCTTCTTTTAAGCTGTTTAACGGTATCTACTAAAATACTAGAATCAATAACTCCGTCTTTTCCCATTGGAGTCGGAACGCACACAAATGCTATGTTTTCTTCTAATTTAACATCTTTAAGGCTTACGTTATACTTAGGATCTACTAATTGTATTCTTACGCCTGGAGTTTTAAATCCATATTCAACAGCTTTACCAACAAAACCATGCCCTACAATAGTAATTTTCATTAGCAACCAATCTTATCTACTGATAATGGATCTTCGTCATCATCGATATCATCTATATGATATCCTACAGTTTCACGTTCAATATCGTTATGATTAAACTCGGCCCAGTATAGCTCATATGCTACTCCCTCTTCAAGACACTCAAACTGATGATAAAGGCCGGGCTTAACTTTATGATAGTCACCTTCATTGAGAATCGTAATATCGCATAGATCATAGTCACGCTGCCATGTGCGGATAAGCATTTTACCGGATTCAACATAGAAGCCATTCCATTTATAACGATGTAAATGCTTCGAGCAAACACCGCCCTCGTCCATTTCAATACGATGAAACTCTAAAGCACCATTAGCTTCAATTAGTTCTGTCGTTCCCCATACTTTACCTGCTTTCATAATTTATTATCTCCTTTAGTTAATTGTATAATTCTAGCATAAGCATTTTGAATCTGCTCTTGTAGATCGCGTACATTATTTTCAAGTAAATCTATTCTATTGGCTTGAGCCACAATAATCTTTCGATTCTTTTCGGCTTCCATTTCATCTGGTAACATTAAAAAGCTCCGTTCTTATATGCATATTCTAAAGCATTATTTGCTTCTTTTTCAAGAGACCGCTTTTGGTATCTGTTAGCAGTGTCTCTATCTATTTCTCTTACGAGTTCTACTATTTCATTTGGTGTCATTGGATATTGTTTGTCTATAGCATTACCAGCGATAGAACACATAAGCTTATAAAACATTCTATAGCGGCCGGTGTTATCAATATTGGCGATAGCAATGTATTCACCTAATAATTTCTTATTTACAAACGGGCAATCTCTATAACTTGACCAACGATATTCGGTATTCTCAAGAGAGGCTTTGCGATGTTCTATTATTTGCTTTCGCCATTCGTCTGGTAGATTAGCCATAAAATCCCCAGTCTTTTTCTCGACATAAGGATGCTTTGCAATTAGATAATCTGGATCTATATCTGAACCAGCCGTATTATTAAATATAAAGTTATTAGCGCCGTCATACTGTGCAGGTACATAATACATACGAGAAAGATCTTTAGTCTGTTTATCTCCAAGCGAGTCAAGTTCCGTGTTGAGGGCGAACCAGAAAGCCTTGATTCTATCTCCTTCAAGCGGTGCTTTAAGAGGAAATACCAATCTGAACTTTGGTAAAGAATCAGTACTGCTAGCAGTAGAATAGCAAATAAAATTGTGACTTCCGAAGCGTAGTTTAAGGGCATCTTCTAGATTCCCCTCAAACGCATGATCATCAATGTCAACAGCAGCCCAACTTGCCCAATTGACCACATTCGCATTGGCCCTAGTTGTACCAGATACATAAGTAGCCGGTGATATAAGTTCTGCATTTGTTTTACCTTTTAATGGCCGTTCTGATAATTTATATAAGAATTTAGAAAACTTATCCCAAGTGTCAAAATCAAATCGTTTATTTGTGGTATTATCAAACCGGCTTTCGAATACTGTCATAGAATACATTATACAAAGAATTCCTCCAAGGTTGCCACTGGTTCTGGGTTCCAACCTACAGCATGTAGAATTGGTAGCAGTGGATCAATAAATGTCTTCTCAAACATTATACCATAATCTACATACTGTTGTAAACCAAATTCTTTTGGCAACACACCAGGAAATGATATTACATTTTCCTTAATAGTATTAGGTTTCTTCAAATAAACAAATTTAATCTTTTCTCCATTTTTTATGGTCTCATATTTTTTCTCTAAAGAATAACTCTTTACGAGATTATTATATAGTAAAGATCCTCTTACGTGGATGGGAGTACCTTTCTTATATACTTCTTTTCGGTCTTTCCACTTTACAATTTCTGTGACACCGCGAGGAAACGATACGGCTTCTGCCGGTAAGCTTGAAAATTCTTTCTTAAAATCTGCAATAAATCTTTGTGTTTCAGATTCGTTGCTATTTATAATAACGTTAAATACTTCTTTAAATTTATTGCGTACAACTTCAGGAGTAGACGACTTAATAGCTTCAATACCCATCATCTTAAGTTTAGGCTCAGCAAACTGTACACCTTCAGAATTATGTACATTTAGAATATATCTTTTCTTTGCAGTCCATATGCCACGATCTGCAATAACTTCACGAGCCATCTCCATACGAGGTGTATAACCATTCATAACAAAGAAAAACTCATCATAAGCTTTTGCCATGACCGGTTCAAAATGCTCTTTACATATTTTATCAAGAAATTTAACAGGATCTTTCGGCTTAAACTTCTCAACAAGAGGACCCATATTGACATAGATTGAATCGGTATCAATAGCAACGATATAATCTTTATTGGATTTTGTAATATCGTTCATTGCTTTGTTCATACATTGTTCAGCCCACTTGATAACAGTTTGACCGGTGAGTGTAACAGATTCTGCGAGCGCGTTATCAAAGTATTTAAAATATTTGTTGGCAAGTGCACCATACAAAGAGTTAAGCAAAATCTTAATTGCCATCTGATTGTTTTCAGCTTGGTTAATTTTAGAGAGAAGAGATTTATCCTTTGTCTTCTCATATTCAGATTGAGCTGCAAGCATTTGCTTTTTAACGATAGTTCTTTCAGCATAATAGTCAACAATCAATTGTGGAATAATACCTTGTTTGGTGCGCTCAAAGGGTACACCAGAAGCGCACACAGTATAGTTATTATCCACAGCCGCAGATCTATCATGTTTCGAAAGATAGTAATCAACTCCTTGCGGAAAGCGGATTGTATGGTCTCTACAAATAGTTTCTGGTGATATATTCTGCTGAACAATAATATTAGGATATAGAGAATTAAGATCAAAAGAAACTACCCAATCATGCGCACCTACGTGAGGATCTTTTACATACCCGCCTTCAATAACATTTGGATTCGAGTTATTGGCATATGGAACCTTTTGAATTTGTTGTACTGGAGATATAATGTGTTGAGATAATAATCTACGGTAGATAATAGATTCCCATATATTAGTAGTACCAAAGGTATCGTTTACGTTAACGCCACCACGATAAGCCATAGTTAAGGCAAGAGAGATAAGCCCCATCTTCTGATCAATACGGTCAACAAGTTGAACATCCTTTATATTATAATCAATAAACTTCTGATGATTTTCTTTATATAGTGTATAAAGATTACCGTGTTCTTCGTACGATAATTTCTTTTCGCCTACAACTACATAACCGATATGGTCAAGCTTATACGATTCTTGATTGCCGTATGAATAGCCGAACTTCTTGAACAATTCAAGATAGTCTGCTTGTTGAATACCAACAATTTCGTATGCAGGAAGTTCACGTTGCATAGAACGTACATTACGTTCATTGACCATATTCCACGGAGATAAACGGCGAGCCGCTTCTTCTGATCCAATAAGACGAATACGATTTACAATGTAAGGAATATCAAAATGTCTTGAGTTCCAACCAGTAATTACATCAGGATAATTCTTAGTCCAATACCCTAAAAACTTAGCAAGCAATTCTTCTTCTGATTTGCAATGATGATATTGCACGAGATCGCCATGCATATCTATTTCAGATTTTTCTGCATCCCATTCGTCTAGACCCCAAACCTGATAAACCGAAGACTTGCTAGATTTTAGTGCAATTGAGATTACTGGATAAGCTGCTTCTTCTGGAGTAGGAAAGCCATTATCAGAAGCTACTTCGATATCAAAATTAACTACGTTTACGTGGTTGGTATCAAACTGAATATCATCAGGAAATTTATCTGTAATAAATTGATGGATATAGTTAGTAGTACCATAGATGCGTTTGCCTTCAACACCCGAATATAGTTCTACGTATTCCTTTGCGTCTCGCATAGAAGGAAATTCTTTGGGTTGAACATTACCGCCACCAAAAGCTTTATAGCCAGTATCATTTTGCGATAAACTATAGAGCGTTGGCCTGAATTTGTATTTGTGCTGAATTGCCGAACCATTGTCAGAATAGCCACGATATAATATTGAATTACCATACCGGTTTACTGATGTATAAAAAGCCATGTATTCTCCTATCTTCACACCATTCTAACACAAAAAAGAGGGATTGTAAACCCCTCTTTTATAAATTCTTGCCATCAGGCGTATGCGTGCCTGAATTATGTAAAGCCCATCGAAAGCTGTCCCACATGTCCCAGCCTTCTGATCTAAGTTGGGCATACCATTGTTTAAATCTCTTATATCGTTGGATCGTATTGTTCTCCATTATAACCAGGATATGATTGCCCTTTGTGCACACCAGAATTACAGCCTACAACTACTACGAGTAAAAAGATAATTGACCACAATGTAACTCTTTTGGTCCATATCATAAACTGTTTGAAAGTTTTTTCTGCTTCTTTTTGAGCAGCTGCTCTTACTTCTTCATCTGTCATTAGGATCTCGTTTTGTAATATGATCGATAGATTTCACGAAGTTCTATATTATCAGTGGATTCTTGTACTATATAATCGGTCTTATCAATTTCAGCTGCAGTTCGATCTGCCATACCAATAGCATCTTCTTGTCTACTAGCAATAGCAATAATTTCACCATCTTTTTTTCTTATTATAAACATTAGTTAAGTCCAAAGCAAGGCAGGATATTAAGATTGCAGTACCTTCCATAATCTTCAAGCCCTACCATTGCCATTAGTAACAAGACAGGAACAACTGCAATCATAAAGACAATAACCGCAAACGCTTTTCCAAGATCTTTAGTTGTACAATATTCAGTGTGCTCACTCATATTAACGCTCCGCTAGTACTATAATAGTTTGAGAGTCATGATAATCTCCGCTTTCATAATAATCACGGAATGCTATTTCCTTTACCATCGTACCATCTTTTACACGATATGTTACGATTTCCCTGCGAATAACGTCTGTAGTGTCCGCATCAAATGCCGATTTAAATGGTCCTTCATCACTCATTTTCATAAAATCTCCAGCTGTAGTAAATTTCAAGTCTTGCATTTCATTATTCATGTTCGCCGCCGGTTCCTCGTATATTATAAAAACTATATGGTTTGCGCTTTGCAGTTTCAAAGGTTGCTACCGTAATAGCTATAGCCCCAAGTAAAAGCGAATGCATAATCATACTAAATACTCCGGCCCACATGCTACCGATAATAATACCGAATACAATACACCACATCCATGCCAATACTTGCATAATCATATGGCGAGTGCTAAAATCTGGAATATTACTTAAAGGATTTTTCTCATGGTCCATTACTACATTCCAACTGTCATGTATAAATTTAATCATCGTCTTTCCTTTCAAAAATAATCACTAGGGCTGCCACAAATAATGACAGCCCTAATATGAAATACCAATCAGGCATTATTAAGGCATATTTGCGTCAATACCTTCAACATAGAACATCATCGTATCTAGTTGAGCACGAGTTGCAACTTCACCTTCTGCTAAGAACGGCGTACCGTCTTGCTTATTTAGTGGGCCCGTAAATCCATGCAATTCACCGCTAGAAATAGCATCTTTAATACGTTGTGCTTCTTCTGCTACCATAGGTGGCATATTTGCAAACGGTGCCATCTGAACTGCACCTTCGTCCATAGTACCAAAATAATCTCCTGATGTCCATGTGCCATCAAGTACTTGACCTACTTTAGCAATATAATATGGGCCCCAATTATCAATAGACGCCGTTAGCTGAGCTTTAGGTGCAAACTTCATTTGATCTGATGCTTGACCAAATCCTACGATACCAGCTTCTTGTGCTGCCTGTAATGGTGCAGGCGAATCTGTATGCTGTGCTAATACATCACAACCTTGTTGGATCATAGCTACTGCAGCATCTTTTTCCTTGCCCGGATCATACCATGTATATACCCATGTAATGGCAATCTCTACATCAGGATTATACTTCTTAGCACCCAGATAATAGGTATTGATTTCACGCATAACTTCTGGAATTGGGAACGAGGCGACATAACAAATCTTATTGGTTTTTGTCATCATACCTGCA